CCTTGGAAAATTCATTTGTGAAAAGCTTCATGCTAATCTTACGCTGAGCCAAGCGTCTATTGTCAAGAGCACAAATTAGCCATGAAACCCAACTGCGTCATGCTTCACTGTTCAGCGACTCCAGACTCCGGCGACAAGATCGGCGTAAAGGAGATCGACCGCGAACACCGTAAGCAGGGATGGATTAAGGTCGGATATCACTGGGTCATTCGAAGATCAGGATTAGCCGAACGCGGACGCGAAGACACAATGCAAGGCGCACATGTCGAAGGACACAATCAAGACAGTCTTGCAGTTTGTTACGTAGGCACATCGAAGCCTACTTTTGAACAAATCAAAACGATTGTGAAAATCTTCATCGACTACAAAGTTAAATTCGAAATTGGCTGGGAAAACTGGCGAGGTCACTATGAATTCGTGAACTTCGACAACGATCCCCACAACAACAAACTTTGTCCTGGGTTCGATATGAACCTATTCAGATATTTGCTCGCCAACGTTGACGCTTATCCAACGTCAAACGAACTTGACAGTCACATTGAAAACTTTCTTAAGATTATCGAAGGGAACAAATTCCATGGCCGACGAGCCTAAACTAATTGAACGCGTTCTGTTCAATGGATTTACAACGATTGTCGGGCTATCACTTAGCCTCAATAGTTTTTTCGTCAAAGACAAGATCAACGAAATCTCAGACAACATCGCGCGGATGGCTACGTCGATTCATAGCCTTGAAGTTGCAACCGCTGTTGTGAAACAACAAATCGACTTTCAGGCTAGAGAAATTGTTGATTTGAGATACGAAATTAGCCAACTCAAACGGCAAATAAAAGGGCAGTAGTCCCCCTCTGCTATCAGAGAGTGCATCAGAGGGAACAAATGACCGAGAAAAAGAAGGGAAATATACAGAATCTAATCCCTTACGTGAAAGGTCAAAGCGGCAACCGTAGCGGCAGGCCAAAGGGGCTTTTGACCAAAGACAAGGTGTCAAAAATCATAAGCCAATTCAGCATGATGACACCGTTGGAGATTCGCAAAGTCGCGGAAGATCAAGATTCCACCATGATCGAAATCATGATCGCATCGATCATCATGCAGATTTGCAAAAGCGGAGACCCATCAAGACTCAATTTTCTATTCGAGCGGTCCCCAGTTGGCGCACTAAAAGGAGCGCCGCCGGTTGAGGGTGGAAACGCCTATCAACAAATCATGGCGGACCTAAAGAAAATGCAGACCGATGAAGCATGAGATTGTTAAGCTCTTTCGCAATCCCCTCTGGCGACTCGAAAATCTCTATAAGATCATCGATAAGCAGTCCAAAAGACATCTTTTAAGACTGAATCCCGTTCAACGAGAGATCACAGAGTCGAGCCGGCAGCACAAACGACAGGCGGTCCTTAAGGCGAGACAATTCGGCGTCACAACTTTAGGCGTCATCCAAAAGCTTGATAGCGCGATTTGGAATAGCAATAAGACGTGTGTGATCTTGGCGCACAAGCGAGACGTCCTAGACAAGATATTCAACATCGCACGCGTGGCCTACGACTCTTTGCCGGACAGTTTGAAGCCGGTTTTGGATAGGGGCGGCGGCAGCCGGTACGAACTAAGGTTTCCAGAAATCAATAGCGTGATTTACACCACGCTGGAAGTTCGCGGCGGTACGATTCATGAGCTCCATATTTCTGAATCGGCGTTCATTGAACGACCACGGATCGACGCCACTCTCCAAGCGGTCCCGCTCGACGGTAAGGTCACATATGAGACGACACCAAACGGACTGAACCACTTTCACGATACTTGGAACGATCCAGAAAACGGGATCAAAAAGCTATTTTTCCCTTGGTTTTTTCATCCGGAATACCGGATCGCGACTCAACCTTTAAAGCTCACTGACGCCGAAGAACTTTTAGTGCTTCAGGCAGCCGAGCGATACAAGATGGTTATCACCCATGAGCAGATTGCCTTTCGCCGGTTTAAGATTCGGGAACTAAACAACAGCGTAGAAAAGTTCATCTCAGAATATCCGGAAGATGACCAATCGTGTTTTTTGTCCAGCGGCACGAACCCATTTGATCTATTTACCCTCAAGCGCCAAATCCTACTTTTGCCTGATAGCGACAGCTTTGACCGTGTTGGCGAGATTAAAGTCTTTAAGCCATCGGAAAGTTCAAAGAACTACGTTATCTCAGGTGACGTTGCCGAAGGAGTGAGATCGGACTTTTCACATGCGGATGTTTACTGCATTGAGGACAAAGAACAAGTCGCGCAGTTCAGAAGTAACTCTCATTCTCCAGGACAGTTTGCGGACATTCTCTTTCAAATGGGAAAACTTTACAGCAGGTCATCCAAGTGGCCACTAATGATTGTTGAACGAAACAACCACGGCCACGCGGTACTTCTGAAACTGGAAGAAACGCACAACTATCCAAACCTTTGGTGCGACGAAGACGGACGGCATGGACATCGAACCACATCTTTGACAAGACCAGTAATGATTGACCAATTCATCGAAGCCATCAAAGAAAACTATATGAAGATCAATTTCAGAGAGACATACGCTGAATGTCTTACCCTTGTGGATAACAATGGTAAAATCGAAGCCGACACCGGTAAGAATGATGATGCGGTGATTGCCGGGGCGCTTGGACTTAAGGCAATTCAAAAGGCATCAGCGAAAATAGATTTACTGAAAAACATCAACAAAAAAATAAGAGTGTAAACCGATGCTAACCGAAGTCAGCAGCAATGATCAGCAAAAAGTAAAGCCCCTAGTTCGCACGGCACGCGCTGGAAAGTCTGACAACCTCATTCCTGAGTTGATCGACGAATCTTTCGAAAAGACGGTCCGTGAAACGGGGGTTGACGCTGATTCGCAACTGAATCCATGGAACGCCGACGACTTATACCAAAAGGCTGGCGGTTACCGCATCTATGACAACATGCTGAAAGACGACCAAGTCTCAGTTGCGCTCGCAATCAAAAAAGATCTGATCATTGGTTCCGGCTTCCACATCGTATGCGAAGGTGACGACCAACAGGATATTCGTACGTCTCTTGAATGCGCACTGAACGACGACCCCGACACGCCGTTCGAAGACTCTCTCTTAGAATTGCTTACCGCTTACGACTACGGTTTTTCCGTGTCTGAAAAACAGTTCAAGCTGAAAGAAGATGGCAGCCTCACGCTCAAAGCCATTAAGACTAGATCGCCAATACCTTGGCTTTTTCATCAAGATGTTTACGGCAATATCGTTCGTTACGAGCAGCAAGGGACGAACGACAAACGGTTTCAAGACATCGACCCCAATGCACTACTGCACTTTGTAAACAACAGTCGATTCGGAAACCCATACGGGACTAGTGATCTGCGCGTCGCCTATCAGGCGTATTTCATCAAAACTCAAATCGTGAAGTTCTATGCGATCTTTCTTGAAAAGGCTGCGTCCCCGATCCCGACCGCCAAATACGACAAAAGCGCGACCGATCAAGAGGTTGATCAGGTCTATAACGTCATTAAGAGGTTTCAGACCAGCACGGCGATTGCCTATCCCGACAACTTCGCATTGGACTTTTTAGAGACCAAAGGTGATCACGGAAAATCTTACATCGACGGCATCAACATGATGAACATGTTCATTGGCCGTGCGCTTTTTGTCCCAGACTTACTTGGATTCCAAGGCGGGCCAACCACTGGCGGTTCCCAGGCGCTTGGACGCGAGCAAATGGTTGTGTTCTTCAAACACATCATGCGCCGCCGCCGAATCGTTGAGAACTTGATCAATAAGCACATCATTAAGCCAATCGTGACTTGGAACTTCGGACCACTTGAGAAATTTCCAAAGTTCAAACTAAAGCCAATCGAAGACGTTCAAGCCGAACGCAATGCAAGGCTTTGGCTGGAAGCGGTGAAGGGTAGGGTATACACACCAACCCCAGAAGAAATTAACCACTTCAAGAAAATCTGTGAGTTCCCAGAGTCGGACGACGACGAACTTGAAGAGATGGACCCTATCGATGAGATCAATTCTCAAGTAGAAGAACCCGAAGAAAAAACCACCAGCCAGAAATCAGAGGAGAACCGCGAACGATTCGCGGAAAAAAAGTATGATGTCCCAGAGGGGACCTACCACGAAAAGACCGATTTTTCAGCGATCGAAAAGCAGCTAGATTCCGATCAAGACTTACTTGTCACAGAATCAACGGGTTTGGTGGATGAGATCTTTGCGCAATTCAGTCAAGACATCCAGAAACTACGTCCAAACGATGTGGACCGTCTTGATAAGTTAAATCGGTTGAAGCTTAGGGCACCGCTGACACGGAAACTTTCAAAGCTCCTGAATAAGTCGTTCAACCAGTCGTTCGATAACTCTCAAAAGCTCGCACAAAAAGAAGTCAGAAAATCAGCGGTCGAGAAGTTTGCTATCCTTCCGCCCGATAAATTCCTCGAGACTCTTTTGGCTGAGAATGATGCTTTTGTGTCGGACCTTGAGGACAACGTGATCAAGGCGACGCGCGCGCGGATCATCGCGGCCGTCAAGGACGGGCTTCCGATTCAGCCGGTACTTGAAGAGATCAAAGGAACGGTTCGCGATGAGACCCTCAGATCAATCGAACGGTACTCGCGTACCAAGTTCACTGAAGTGATGAACAAAGGAAGACTAGCATTCTTTGAATCGACCGGGGCGGTCGCTGGCTATCAATTCGCTGCGGTTTTGGACGATAGGACAACCCCAATTTGTGAGGGGCTTCACGGCAAAAAATTTAAGGCCGGCGACGAGCCCGTCCCACCGCTGCACTGGTTTTGCCGGAGCACGCTCATTCCTATCACTATCTATGAAGAGTTTGAGCCGGACTCCGAGGTTGACGGCCAAGACGTGAACCAATTCATCAAAGAGAACAAGGCAAAAGGATTCGCAAAACAATGATCATTGCGCAATTCATCGTTGCCGTGGTTTGGTCCGTGTTCACAGGCTTTTGCGACGGCATTTATGTTATGGCAATGACTATGATCGATGTCCCGGTCGTTTGTTTTCTCAATGGCTGCTGGCCGTGGGAGTGTCACGGTGGGGTTGAGATCCAAAACGAGTTTGACGAATAGCCTCCAAATCTTCCGCCGTCAATTCTGACTGATAGAATTGATCGGGACGATGGGGAGTTTCGATGCCAAACGCAAATTCAATGCATACCGATAAGCTCATTGGGCAGGATCTCTACACGATCAAAGACGTTGAGATCTTTGCAACGGGGACCTGGAACGGAAAGAAGATCGAAGACCAGGACCTTGATTCGATTGTGGAAGCCTACGCCCAAACCGCTGGACTTTTGAAACCATACCTTAAGCTAGGACACAACGAAGAACAGCAAATGCTTAAGGACCACGGCCTACCAGCGGCCGGATGGATCGAAAACGTCAGAAAGGTCGGCTCAAAGTTGGTCGCTAACTTTGTCGACATTCCCCGCGAGATCTATCAGCTAATCCAGAAAAAGGCGTACCGAAAGGTTAGCTGCGAGATCTATAACGACATCAACATCGATGGAAAGAAACACCGAAAGTTTCTTGGCGCAGTCGCTTTGCTTGGTTCCGAAATGCCGGCCGTGCGCTCGCTCAAGGACATCTTGTCGCAATACTCGGATGTGTTCTCCCGGTTCAAAACCGTGGAAACCTTCACGACCGAAAATTCTGACCATATAATTAAAACCGTTGAGATCAATTTGCCGTCGGAGAAATTTGGGATGGATGAGCAACTAAAAGAAGCCCAAGAGAAGAACGAGAAGTTGCAAGGCGACTTCGACGCGCTCAAGGCGAAACTTGATTCTTTCTCATCTCAGTTTGATGAGATGAAAAAGTCGAAAGAAGAATCGGACCGCAAACTCGCGGAAGCGCAACGCGCGACCCAAGAGGCTGAAGCCGATAAATTTGTTTCTGAACTGCAAGCCGACAAGCTTTGCAGCAAAGCAATGGCACCGCTGGTCAAAGCGGCAGTCACTAACGTCGAAAAGTTCTCGGCTGATGGCAAAGAACTTTCCCGTCAAGACCTCATGAAAGAGATCTTGAAGGGAGCAGTCGAAGCGGCGAAAGTCAATTTCAGCGATGTGACCACGACCGACGCCAAAACTGAGACCGACAACTCGGAAGCTGAGATTCACAAGAAAGTTGAGAAGTACGCGCAGGAAAACAAAATTTCCTACCGCCAAGCTTACGTTCATCTGACCAAAAAGTCTTAAGGGGATTAAACAATGCCATTAGTTCAAAGCTTCAAAGTCCTCGCCACACTTGCAGCGTACCGCATTGTGTCCGCTGTTTCGTCCACGGCTAACACCGTTGGATACCTCGAAACTACGACCAGCCAAGTGTTGCCACTTGGAATCACGATTGACACAGTCAAAGACACCAACCAAGCCATTCCAGTTCAAATGGACGGAATCGGCAAATTGCTGTTCAACGACACTTGCGTCAGTGGAAAACTGGTATCAAGCGACTCCTCTGGTCGCGGTATCCCGTTCACACCAGCGGTAACTAGCACTGGATTGACCTTACCGACTGGAGTCATTGGTACTCTTCTCGGACCGAAAGTCGATTTGACCGGCACGGTTGCCGACGTCGCTATCAATCCACAACTCATTCGATAAGGACGGGAACTAACTATGCCATTAGCAAACCAAATCCACGTCGATCAGCTGCTTAGTAACGTCTCGCTCCGTTACAAGCAAAATGACCTGATCGCAATGCAGGTGTTCCCTGAAGTTCCGGTCAAAAAGACTTCGGACCTATACCGAGTCTATGATCAAAACTTCCGGATTCCTGAAACCAAACGCGCGAACCGCGCCGAAGCCCGCCAACACCAATGGCAGGTTTCGACGGCCTCCTATGCGTTGGAAAAACACGCATTGAAGGACTTTGTCACGGATGACGATGCGGACAATTATGATTTGGCAGATCTTCGCGCGGACACTACCGAAGAACTGACCGACGTGATCTTGCGTCGGATGGAAAAATCAGTTGCGGACCTTTTCACAAGTTCCAACTGGTCTCTGAACGCATCGCTCGCGTCCGGCGGCCGATTCAGCGACAACACCACGACTTCGAACCCGATCCCAGTTTTCGACACTGCGCAAAGCGTTGTGCTCGCAAACAGTGGTCAAATGCCAAACTTTGGCATCATGACACGCGCATCGTTCGTTGCTGCCAAGAACCACGTCTCTGTGGTTGATCGTATCAAGTATACGAGCCGCGAGATGACGCCCGCCATGTTAGCCGGCCTCTTTAACCTTCCGGAATTGTTGATTGCGAATGCGCAATACGACTCATCTGACGAAGGTCGCACGACCACCATGGCAAACTTCTGGGGCAACGTAAACTTTGTCGGTTACAAGCCTCAAAGACCAGGTCCAAAGGTTGTTTCGAGCGGATACATTTTCCGCAAAAACACACCAATGGTTCGTCGATGGCGAGTTGAAGAACGCGAAGCGGAATGCATCGAAGTTCAAATGCAGTACCAAGCGAAAGTCGTGGCATCGCTCTCCGGATACCTGATCACTTCAGTTATCTAGAACCTTGTCAGGTTAATTTCTTAGCAATACGATGGGGGTTACATAGCAGTAACCCCCTTATCTTTTTCACGAGGTTCAGAAATGTCCGAGCTAGAAACCAGTCATGAAGGCCGCGCGATTGAGTCGAAGCAATACCAGGAAGCCCAAAAGAAAAAGCGGACAGTTAAACCTAAAAAGGTCTGGTACGAGCAAGTTAAGAACAAAATCGTTAAGAAGATCCAAAGCGCAAACAACACCGTCTATTCAACATACGTCGGAAGATTCACGAAAGATCTTTGGGCAAAAGTGAAAGACAAGTCCAACTAGGAGCGCTCCAGGATGGGGACCTACGCAACCACGACAGCACTAAACACCTTAATGATCGGTTACACGTTCGATACCCAAACCACGCTTGTAGCGGCCAAAGCTATCACTTGGGCCGAAACTGAGATCGACAAAAAGCTGTCTCGCCGCTACGACGTATCAGACTTCAAAACTACGGTTCCGCCGATCATCAATTCTCTGTGCGAATCCTATGCGCTTGGGTGCTTATATGAACTGATGTCGCGCGGCGGAAAAGAAATGCTAAATCAAGGGGCGGCGCTGAAGAAACGCGTGATCGAAAATCTTGATGAGATCGCAGAAAGTAAAGCCGATGTCACCGACACTGCCGGATCCATCATACCTGATCTTATGGCTGCCAATGGTTCAATCCGTAGTAATACCAGTGATTATGCTCCGACATTCGCGGAAGATAACCCACTTAATTGGAAGGTGGATTCCACGAAACTTTCGGACATCGATTCGGACCGGGACTGACATAAATGGCGCTTGAAGCGACACTGATTCTTGATAGCAAAGAGGCTTCGGCATGGCTTAGTGGAATGTCGAACCGAATTGACCAAATCACAGACCACGACCGAAAGGTCATTGGACTTCTTTCTGCGATCGTATACCGGGACCTCATCGATCATTTCGATCAAGAGAGTGGGCCTAGTGGACCGTGGAAGCCTTGGAGTGATTCTTACTCGAGGTTTATGGCGAGCCTTGGAAAGAGCGGTAACAAGATTCTCCAAGACACTGGCCGTTTGCGGAACGCCTTCAAGCCGACCAACGTGCGCAACACTTCTGACGGGATTTTGTGGTTCAACGATGCCACAACACCGAACGGATACCCATACGCCTTTGGCCACAATTATGGCTTTGGCCGCGTTCCTCAACGGGAATTCATGTGGTTATCTGACGGCGCGATGAGCGAAATTGAAGACACAGTATTGAAATTCATACAAGACGGACCAGAGTCCGGATCATAGGAAATGAAAAATGGCACTAGTCATCACAGTCACACCAGGTCATGGTATAGAAATCGATCAAAAGACCAGGGTAGGTATCCAGCGCGTGAACGGAAAGAGCGTCCGACTTGTAGTGTTTGCGCCTGATGAAGTCCGAATCGAAAAGGTGATTCTTCCGCCTGATCCCATGAGAAGAGGCTAAAACCATGGCAGTAGACGTCAACAGCATCAAAACCCAATTCAAAACAATCATGGATAATTGGAACGACACCGGATCGGCCTACGATCTTTCCACCGGCATGAGCCAAAGGGTCAGAAAAGTCTTGAAGGTGAACCCCCTCAAGATCCCAGTGCAGTCGAGCAACTTCCCATATGTGACAATTTACCTCGCCGACAAAGCCATCACCCAAGACGGCATTGCGCGCGATCAAAAGACAGCCCGGCGACTAGGTGAGATTGGTCTTAATATTGTCGGAAGTGTCTGGGAACAAAATGGAATTACCGCGGAGGTAGATCCAGCGGATGAGCAAATCGAGATTCTTATGGAAAACGTTGAAGAGGTTCTGAGGCGGAATTTCAACCTTAATGGTTCAGTTGATTGGACCAAACCCGTCAAAACTAGTTACCACACTTATCCAACAAACCAAGGCGCACATCTTAGGGTTGGACTTTTTGAAGTCATCGCGAAAGTGAACTATTGATGCTTGATTACCAAATCCCAAAATTTTCTGAGAAACAAAAGACGATCATTTGCGACTTGGATGGGACTTTATGCGACATCAATCACCGGCGGCACCTAGTTACGGGGCCAGACAAAAAAGACCACAAGACCTTTCAGGAAATGCTGGTCCACGACACGCCAAACCATGTGATTGGGCATTTTTTGAATTTTTCCAGGTTCCGTGGATACAAGATCATTTTTGTATCCGGTCGGAACGAGGACGGGCGGGAAGCAACCCAAAACTGGCTTCGCGAGTACTTCCCAGGTTTCGAAAAATTCGCATTATTCATGCGTGCAGTGGGTGACTACCGGCCGGACTTTGAAGTTAAGCGAGAAATCTATAAACGTGACATTGAGCCAGGGCACGAGGTTTCATTAGTCCTTGATGACCGTTCGTCCGTTGTAGAAGAGTGGCGAAGACTTGGGTTGCAATGTTGGCAAGTTGCAGAGGGGAACTACTGAAATGAGCGCAATTACAAACGAAGACGTGATCAAACAATCCAAGGGCGCATATAACCAATGGTGCGTTCAATGGCGAGAACATGCGAAAATCAATAGCAAATATCAGATGAAACCGTTCTCAGATTTCAAATACACAGGAATTGGCCGCGCTATTCTGGCGGTCGCTAACGGATACAGTCTCGAGGAAAACATCGATGTCATCAGGGAACATCAAAGCAAAGTTGATATCATCTGCGTCGACAAATCCCTAAAGCACTTGCTTGACCACGGCATAACTCCGAAGTTCGTCCTAGTTTGCGATGCGAATGTTTCCTATGAGAGATATCTGAAACCCGTCCAAGAAAAGTTGCAAGATTCCATTCTCATCATGAACGTCTGCGCCAATCCACTTTGGGCGGAGCATGGCAACTGGAAGGACCGATATTTTTTCGTCAATAAAGACGTGCTCGGATCAGAGAAAGAGTTCATTGCGCTGTCAGGCTGTCCGAACGTGACCGCAGCGGCAACCAATGTCAGTAACTCCCAAGTTGTAATACTCACCCAATGCGACAATGAGAATCATCAGAATTTCTTTGGTTACGATAAGATTCTATTGATCGGCTATGACTATTGTTGGGACAAAGACCATTACTATGCATTCGATCAAACAGGTGACGGAAAGACCAACTACATGCGGGGCTGTCACATCTATAACCAGCGTTTTGAGTCTTGTTACACTTCAACAAACCTACTTTTTTCGGCCAAATGGCTCGACAAATACATCACAACATTCAGACTCCCTGTGATTCAATGCTCCGATCGCACGCTTTTGGCGGGTTACAAGATTTGTCCCGACCTAGCAAAACAGATGAATTACGAGTATCGGCCGGAACATTCAAGCGAGGTAATTCATTTGTTAGACTATAAGCGTCAGTTGCAAGCGAACCTGGCCAAAGCTGATGGCGAGATAGCAAAGATTTCACGAGACCATCAGCTTGCATTGATAAGGACGATTTAAAATGCCTGTAGGTGATTCTTATCTTTACTCCGGCGAAGGCTACCTAGCCGTTGGTCGTGAAAGTACTTTTGGCACTTACACAACTTGCACCGCGGGGATGGAGTTTCTTTCCAACACTCTGAAAGTGATGAAAGATTCCAAAATCCTTCAGCAAGTTGAACGCAAGCGCACGATGACCAAATCGTTTTCGCTTGGCAAAACCGTTGAAGGCGATCTCGAATATCACTTTTATCCAACCGAAGATTCTGGCGGTTATATCCTTCAAAACGCCTTTGGTGGAACCGTAACCAGCGCGACAGCGACCGGTGAAACCGCTGGGGGCCTTGGCTTCACCCATACTTTCAATATGGGTTCCATGAACCAAGCATATCCTTCCCTTTGTCTGAACCAAAGAAAAGGACCTTCGTCCGGTGGGAAGGTGTTTGAGTATTCAGGCGTTCGCGTGAACCAACTTTCGATCGTTGCCGAAATCGACGAACCATTAAAGTTCACAGCAAGTCTCATTTGTAAAGATGCAACCCAGAGTTCGAACGACGTCGAAACTGCTTTAACTACCACGGCGATCGAACCATTGTCGTTCTCGCGTGGCCGTCTATCCATTGAGACCAGCTTTGCATCTTTGACATCAACCAGCTTTTGGCATGTTCAAAGCATCAATTACAGCCTTAACAACAACCTCAAAAACGATGCGACATCGCGCCGTATTGGATCGGACACCATAGACGTATTGCCGATCGGTATTCAAAGCTATGAACTCTCTTGTCAAATGCGCTACAACACCACGACGGCGTACGCTGCGATGTTGGCTGCGACCGAGTTGGCTGGCGAATTCGAGTTTACCGGATCCACTATGACCGGATCTTCGATCAGGTCTGGTCTTAAGCTTCGTTTCCAAAAACTGACAGTCAAAGACGCAGGTGATCCAGAGGTCTCTGGACCGGACGGAACCCTAGTATCCAACGTAACTTTCAACGTGCTCCGCGATGAATCAGCAGCCGGTTATGCTGTGATTGCCGAGCTCACAAACTTAAAGTCAAGTTACGCCTAATGTGGCCGTTTAGACGAAAGACTTTAGAACAGCACCTTTACGGTGCAAAGAAAATCAAGGTGAATGGCGTGGTCTTCGTGATTCGGAAGATCAACGCCATGGATCATTTAGCCGGTCTGAACGTGCTTCAAAAGATTCATGAAGTCTACAAAGTCAACAAAGCCAACCAAAACGCAGGGACCGCTGCAGAACATCTTAACAAGCTTAGGAACTACTGCCGTGACATCCTGCTAGCAGGTGTTGTGGTTCCTAAGCTTTCTGCCACTGAGAACGGCGACGGGTTCTTTGTGGATCGACTCTTCTTTGATTTCCCCATGGCTCAACGGTTGACTGAAGAAATTCTATTTCATACCTATAAAAAAAAATTGCCAGTCAGACATTCCACGTCCAATCAAGGCTAGTCCACTTCGACGAACTCGCGTGCCGCTATCACGTCCTACCAAGTGAGCTCGCTAAGTTACCGCCCGACGAATTGCAGTTTAATATGTTAGTGGCTCAAACTGCGGCGCTAACCGCCCAACGGCAGCAAAATCGCGCAGCTGAACAGGGAAGGCAGCAACATGGCAAAAAACGCTGAAGCTAGTTTATTACTCCGCATCAAACAACAGGGCGCGGAAGCTTTAAAGAAAGTCGAAGAGAACCTCGAGGCTATTCGGAACCGGGCCGCCCTGGCGTCGACCGCGCTGACGGCGTTCATGGGTCTGACGGTCAAAAAGTTCGCCGAACAAGAGGAGGCGCAAAATGCGCTCACTCAGTCGCTTACAAACCAAGGTCTTGAAGTCGACCGGCTAACTAGGCGGTATACGGAACTTGCTGGCGCACTCCAGGATAAGACCATCCAGGACGACGACGCCATCGTCAAAGGCATAGCCCTAGCGCAGTCCTATGCCGGTCAACTCGAGTTAACCGAAGACCTCATCGAAGCAACCGTCGATTTCGCGGCCGCCACTGGCACCGACCTCGAGCAAGCGTTCACCATGGTCGGCAAATCGATCGGGACCAACACCAACGCCTTGGCTCGAAATGGCGTGCAACTGGATGAGAACGCCACTTCGTCCGAAAAAATGTCCAAGATCACGGCCGTTCTCACTGCGCGCTTTGATGGGTTCGCTGAGTCGCAGCGCAAGGGTCTTGGGGAACTTAAGGCGTTCGGAAATACCCTCGACGACCTTTTGGTCGAGCTTGGTCGTGAATACGCTCCAACGGTTATCAAAGCCACTAAGGCGACTTCTGATTTCATCAAATCCATGACCGCCAACGAAGACCTGGTCAAAGTATCCGCCGCGGTTATCGCTATCACTGCCGCGATTGCTGGCCTAACTGCCGGACTTATCACCTTAGGCCTAGCCTGGGGACCGTTTGTCGCTGGATTGACCTTGGCGGCAACTGCGCTCACTGGTCCGGTTGGTATAGCTGTGGGTCTCACCGCTGTAACCGGTGCAGCGGCATACGCTTCAGGCGCACTGGACGGGATGATCAGTAAGGTTAAGGAGCTCGCTGGACTGGATGCAGGCCCGGCGTTCGATCCCGACAATAATGAAGGCGATCAAAAGCTAGTCATGTGGCAACGCTCCAAAGAGCGCATGAAGCAAATTGCGGACGCGGAGATCGCAGAAGCAAACCGCGTCAAAGTTGCCAAAATTCAAATGGAAGAAGACATCGCTAAAGAGCGGAAAAAGCTGAGCGATGAAGCAGCTGTCCAAAGCATCAAAGATCAGCAAGAAGCTTGGGAGGAAATGAAGAAGCTTAAGGGTGATGCTGACAAAAAAAATGCAGAACAACATTCCACGCCCTTAGGCGATGCGGCGAAAACGGTATGGAACTACCCGGGTGAATTCGGAGACTCAGGAAAAGAATTCGTCAAAGCGGCTGCAGTAATCGGAGCGGCTGTTTTAGAAGCAATGATGCAAGGCGGCGAACAAGGAGCTAGGGAATTTGGTTCAAATATCTCAAACGCGATCGGTACCGCATTCGGTGGTCCTGAGGTCGGCGCGTTCTTCGACCAACTTTTCATGTTCTCGACCCAAACTGAAGAAGAGATCAATGCCCAAGTCCAAAACCTAATAGATCAATTCCCCGAGATGTTCGCTCGCACAGTCGAATTCGCTCCGATATTCGTCGAGGCCATGGCTGATGCTTTGGCGGATCCAAGTTTCTGGCAACGCCTGGCGGAAGCGTTTGGCCGTGCGTTCTCAGCCAACACCAACGCACTTGCGCGTCAATGGGGCATCGAATCCGGAAACCAATTCATCTCGGAAATGCAGCGCGGGTTCGGCAACCTGGCAGAATACCTAAAGGAATTTTTTGGCGGAATCTTCAAAGGATTTGCCAACCTATTCTCAGGTGTTGGTGACATATTGTCCAACGCCTTAGGTACGGTTCAGAAACGACTTGAAGAATGGTTTGGAAAACTTGGCGACGGATTTGCTGACAAGATCAAATCAGCGTTCAACTTCTTTGGCGATTTGATCAATAAGCTTTCCAATGTTCTCGGCGGCGGCGACCTTGTTGGTGGCGGCGGCGGTGGGGGAGGAGGCGGCGGTCTTTTAGGTAAGGCAAAAAAGGCCCTTGGATTTGCATCAGGGGGACTAGTCCCCGCCGGCTTTGTATCAGGAAACATCCAAAGATTCGCAGCCGGCGGAACTACCGACACCGTACCGGCGATGCTTACTCCAGGCGAAATGGTCATCAACAAAGATGCGACTCAAAAGAACCTCGGACTTTTGCAGTCCATCAATTCTGGGGCCGCGGCCGGAGGTTCTGGAGTCACTATCAATCTTACGATCAACGGTGGGTTTTTGGGTGATGAATCGTCAGCGCGGCAACTTGCTAGGGCCATTGACGAGCAATTACTAAAGCTCCGACAATCAAATCAATCGGTCGCATTTGAAAGAGGTCTATTCTAATGGAACTTCTTTATAAGAATTTCTGTCAAACATCGACGCAATTTGTCGTGAACACCAACACCGCTACGGCGCAAAACGTGATGTTTCGTGACACCAGGTTTGAATTCAGTTCAGACAACTTCGCGAACGATAACACGACCGTCACAATGCGGATCAACTTTGATGAGACCGTGACAGTTGACCGGATTGCGCTGGTCGGCCACAACTTGAAGTCGTATCGGATCTATTACAACGGTGCCACTGCGAACACCTTCGCTTTGGATTCTTACGCGAACACCACGGCGAGCTACTACAGCAACAACTCAGCAACCAGCCAGTACTTTCGATGCACGCCGGTTGGCGTGACAAGCGTTTGTATTGACATGATGTCCACAATCGTCGCGGATCAGAACAAAAAGATCGGGTATTTGGCAATCTCTCAAAAGCGGACGGACTTCAACGGCCGCGGTCCAGTGGCTCAAAGCTATCGACCTGGGATTAGCCCGCAAAATGTTGTGCACAAAATGTCGGACGGTGGGACCAGGATTCAAACACTCGAGGACAAATGGCTTGCAAGCTTTGGCCTAGATTTCATCGACACCACAACTAGGAACGAGCTCAAAACGATATACGATGACCACGAAGAACTGATCTTCGCTGGATTTGGGACAACTACCGGATGGGACGAAGTGATTTTTCCGTGTGTTTGGTCTGGTGATTTCGACTTCTACCAATACAGCGACAACGCGGCCGAAGCTGGTTACTCTGGAAACATTCGCCTTTTCGAAACCCCGTTTTAAACAGGTCGGATCATGCCGCTGCAGCAATACACACTTTGGGACGCGAATAACTGGGACACCGAACTAATTTGGGACCATGCCAATTCCAGTATCGAAAAGCAAATCAAAGCCAACCACTCCAAAGTGTTTCGCCGGCTGTATATCAAGCGCCGCCTTGCAACGACTGGTCTATTTGAATCTGAGTGGTTTGAGATCACAGAAGACGTGAAGCGGTGGGGCTCGATCAACTCCAGTATCGACTTCGAGCGGCAGGGTAAGCTTGCATTCTCAAGTCTCGACCTGGTCATGCAGAACACCGAAGGTCGCTACAACCCAGAGGACGATGAGAACAGTTATTGGTATGGGTACGCAAACCTACAGCGGACATTGGTAAAGATCGAATGCGGGTTCTATTTTCAATGGATGGGTACTGACGGCCGTTGGGTGAATGAAGAACTTCCGGAAGATCCAACCGTCTTTGTTGGTGTCATCTCAGGAAACACTGCTGTATCAGACCAAAACGAAGTTATCTTACCAGTTCAACCACTTTCCCAAGTGTTCCGTGATTTCCCCGCGAGTTATCTAAATGGATTCACATCCACCGGAATCACCGCATCCAAATTCATGGAAATTCTAAGAGACCAGACCGATGGGGCGGGTTCGTTCATTTTCCGGCCGTTCTTTCAAGAGACTTCAACATATTGGGAGATCACCCAAACCAGCATTGTTTACGGCAACCTCAACACATCAAGCGCCGCGGATCTTGCGCAAATTGATTGCTGGACTGCGATTGAAACTCTGGCGCAATCTGAGAATTATATCGCTTACATCACGCCAACCGGAAAGTTCCGATGGGTTCCAAAGACTGTTGGGGCGTCAGCGACCTATCAGTTCTTTGGTCTAGGTATTACGCCTAACACCGAATACGGCCACACGATCAAACGCATTTTTCGCTACGGCAAAAAGCTCACAAACTTCTATAGCCGCGTGTCGGTCAAATTCATCAACGAAGACACCAACACATCGTTCGCATCCACGGCACTTGCATTCGCCGTCTCTGGGACCAACACCGCCTGGAATCTTGGAATGCGGACCTATTCGATTCAGAACTACTGGATTCCAAACACCGCCACTGCTCAAAGTGTGGCTGGCGCAGTGTTCAATGATGTCTCAAGGCTAGATGAAGAGATTAACTTTTCAACATCTCTTATCCCTCATTTGAATCTATTGGACCGCGTTAACATCAGCTATGACGCGACGGACTTTAGTTCCTTAAAAAGCTACTGGGATATTTCCGACTGGGATTCTGAGTTGACCTGGGACCAGAACAGAGGGGACGCGATCGTGCTCAATGATGAGCCATTCAAGATTCTATCGATCAATATCAACTTGGACAACCTCGAGACTAGGTTCGTGGCGCGGCAATTGAATCTCTAAAAATACAATAGTAAATACGGTATCTTACCATTATTCGACTATAAATAACTAAAGTTTAGTTGAAATATGCCGATAAGGGTTATATAAGGGCACGAAGATAGATGCCTTGAAAAATAACCCTTGAAAGGCAATCAAATTATGCAAACCAAGTATGAAATCATTGAAGTTGATCAAGAAATCATCGACAACATGAAAGAACGCCTAGCTGACGAAGTTCTCGCCAACCGCGTCAAATCCGACTGGCAATATCTAGCAAAAGAAACCGTGCGCGTCGAATATATCAAAGGTACTTATTATGGTTACTCTTCGGAACTTGGTTGTCTTCGTCTTCTGAATCACTACCACCAAATGGGTTCAGCAAAGAACGTTCGCACTTTTTTCAGCGTCAACTTGGAAACCTGGGTTTTTGCTTTAGATATGAATTAACCGATGGGGGCTTCGGCCCCCTCATTTCTCCACAAACAAACTCGGAGACAGCTATGCACATCAAAACCAAAGAGTTCGGCGAGTGTTACTTGAACCTGAAAAAGTACGAGTTTCTGATTCAGAGCGCGGAATCGATCACATTGGAAAGAAGTCTCACCGAATGGGAAATTGACGAAATCATAATGGAGAATTACAGAGATGAAATCTATCAAGAGTGGCGGTCGGAATGCGTCGACTACCTTAGGGACTAAGAAGAAACCAAAAGGCAGGCCGAAGCTTGCAACCGATACCGTTGTGGTGTCGGTATCCATGCCAAGAGAGTTACTTGAAAAAATTCAAGAATGGGGGCATCGATTTGAAATGCCAGTAGCGCAGGCTATTAGGGTTTTGTGCAAAACATCTTTGGATGAATAAACGAATCCCCCAAATCAAATTCGGGGGATTGAAGGGGTTTCTGCGTATTGAAGGAGAATTCTGCGTTCTAGGAAACGCTACAATATTTCCACTCGATTCCGAAAGGTCAAAACGCCGGATTCCCATCCAAATCAAACAACTCAACATTTCCTTCGTTAAGTAGCTTCGCGCGCGCCAATGCGCCTTTGTCACGTTTACCGCATATAGGACCGTAGCCGCGTAGCATCGATTTAAGCGAGCGGAGAGGACGGCAGCAATAGCGGCAGAGTTGGGTGAGGTTCATTTTTGGTCGGTAAACCGATCGATTCGGCAAATTACGCGATGCTTTGAAAGGACCATTTCGATGCCGGCGACGAGCAGGACTATGTCTGGATGTCCCATACGAATAACGATGAACATCCACACCAGTATTGCGATGTAATAACGGACCTCACTTGGGCTAATCCCTTCAAGAAACCATTTCATTTCTGTTCCTCCAAATCCTTCGGTCGAACAGGCTTCGCATAACCAAATAGATGCCCGCAAATGTACCCGATCGCAAACACGACCATCGGCGCTTCGAATCCCGCATTGATCATGAATCGAGATACCGATAGCGACTCACCCTTACCGAGTAAGGCGACAACAACCAAATCGTAGATTCCGAGCGTGATGATTAGAATCGTCGTAACTAAAGCGGTTAAGGTCATGGTGATATCGATGCCGAAATTTTTCCTCATCCCACCTTACTCCTTCCATTCCCAACCTCATTGCCGATCGTCAATCGTGCAAGCCTGCGCGCCTTTCGACGTTCCGTCCGCTTAATCATGCCCGCGGTCTGTCCCTTTGAGATTGTTTCCTTGCTGTTCATCTTTCCGACATGCTCGGGACATCTTGTAAGCACAACCTCAGCGCCGACTACAAGATCTCCCCAACTTTTTGAACAGTACGTGCAGAACTTCATGCTCTCTCCTTACGTTTTAACCGGGCATTTCGTCGCCAGGGTCTCCGTCTCTGATTTCATTCGGGGGTTCTACGCGAATAGCATCACGAGCCATCTCTTTCAAGTCGTCCTCATAGTCTTTCAGTGTTCCCCTGTCTTTGATTTCATCGGCTAGGCGTTCTTGTTCTTTTATCATTCCCCCTCCGTGAGCCGGTTGAGCGCTTTCACGCCGATAAGTTCTTTGAACGCTTCAAGGACTTGGAGCGGAACCACTGAGTTTCCCAATCCTTTAACTCTGTCCACCCGATGGGGTAACCCATTAACCACTCGACAAACATTGGGCTCAACTGCCCAGTAGCCCTTTCCATGGCCTGCAGTACTGATGTCCTGACATGGGAAGCCCCCGTAGATGATGTCGACTTTGGGTAGCATCTCTCCTTTGAGAGTTCGCACATCGTCCCAGATTGGGGCTGTACTAATGTCACCTGATCGCATTCGCGACAATAAGACGCCCTGGCAATAACGGTCAATTTCACAATAGGCGATTGGTCGCACCCATTCGCTGAGAGCAAGTGTGATCCCGCCAATTCCGCTAAATAGGTCCAAGCCATTCAACTCTCGCCGCCCTTGTTAGGTTGCTAATTTCTTGCCGCATTTCTGACAAATAAAACCTGCTGTCCCACAATCTCTGTAGATGTGATCACAGCTAGGTTCGATCACAGAAACGCTGAACTGTTCGAGTTGTTTACGCCATCTTTTGCAGCATTCGCATTGGCAAAACATCATCCATTCCCTCCATCCCGCAGAGCGTCGAACTCTTTTAGGGCTGATTCAATCTCTTCCATAGCCCACTTAGCATGCGGATCGTTTTGTCGATTGAACGTGTCCCTCGCCGCTTCAACGCATTTCTCCGCCGCCCGCAGCTTCTGCTCAATATCGAGGTAGGCGTACGCAAGCATTTTGAAGTCATCAGTAAAAGATTCAGGAAAGTAATTCCTATCAACTATCTCTTGGCAGAGAGCCCTCGCGTCTCTGGTGGGGGTCATTTGCGCACCAACGAAGCTAACGAAGCATAGCCAGCAGGATCTCTCTGTTTGAAATCTGCTATCTGGCCTGTGAGTATTTCGATCGTCTTATCCATTCCAATTATCACGTCACTAAACGACGGTGTCCCATCCATGTTGCTTTGAAGTTCGGCCAATAGATCCATGCATTCCCGTGTTATTGAGATTTCTACTTTGCTCATGACCCCTCTCGCTCGGTTGGATGTCCTAGTGAACGCTTAAGATCACGCACCCACTTGTTGCGTTCATTCTCCCACCACCAAATATTTATGATTGAACAGCGTCACAAGATTCGGTCCCTTATTTTTTTGATCTACAAACATGTTCAGAATCTTCTCGTAAGCTGCATCAATATGCTGATACCCGAGATTGATCATGTCGCTCGGTCTGATATCCATTCCAACAGTTTTAAGAAACGTTAGAATCGGATGAATGTACTTAGGATGAATCGGCCCGTTACCTTTCCCTTTGATCTGAACAATCTGATCACCTGATTTGCTCACTTCGAAAGTTGCATGAGGCTGATTATTCTTATCGCGGTAGCTATAGATTGTAGATTTCTCTGGCGTGTATCCACTAACACAATGAGCCATGAAAAACCCTTCACGCTGATAAGCCTTCTTTGTGAGAAGCTTTACGATGCGAGTTCCATCTAGAAAATCATGTATGGTTTCGATGTCCTCAGGAGAGTCAACGATCCCAGCACCTTTTTTCTGCTGGGACTTAGTCCACTTCTCTGCCGACTCTTTGGCCTGCTTGTAGGACATCTTTCGCAAACGTTTTGGTGCAGCATCCGAAATCAGATAGTCGATGATATGCTCGACTTCTCCCTGATCCAATCTGCGGAGTGCAAGGGTCCGTTTTCTCTCCTCTGCGGCGAGGACGTTTCCGCACCACCACAGAACTTCTTGATTAGCATTTAACGCCTTGGCATATCCGATCATGCTTCATGCACCTCGCAGCCTGCGGAGGAGAAATTTTTGCCATCGCCATCGCCAGAGCCATAGCCATCGCCATCGCCAGAGCCATAGCCATAGCCATCGCCATCGCCAGAGCCAGAGCCATAGCCAGAGCCATAGCCAGAGCCATAGCCAGAGCCAGAGCCATAGCCAGAGCCATAGCCAGAGCCATCGCCATCGCCAGAGCCATAGCCATAGCCATAGCCAGAGCCATAGCCATAGCCATAGCCATAGCCATAGCCAGAGCCATAGCCATAGCCATCGCCAGAGCCAGAGCCATAGCCATCGCCAGAGCCAGAGCCATAGCCAGAGCTATAGCCACTACTCGCTACGCTCGCATGTTTTCCTCTAAGTATTCTTAATTGCCCCACGGTTGTTTCTCCCAAGCTTTCACAGCTTCTTCAGACGCCTCCGCTACGAAGGTCACGCCTTTGATTGTTCCTACTTTGATCGGGGCTGTTACTTTACTCGTCCGATCAGGCCCATGAGCAGCGAGACCCAGAACACCTTTCACTGCGGTAGACCAATAGACACACATTTGTACTTTCTCAGCAGTGATTGTTTCCTTGTCTGAATCCTCTGGCTTGATCCATCCAAAGAAGACCCCGCGCTTCGTATTGTCTGTCGTTATTAGAACTGGGATTTTCACTTCTCACTCCTTGTTACCGGCATCATCGCCGTGGTTGAATATCGAGTCGATCATTTATGCCCCCAAATCAGAAACCCAGCCACGAGACCCGCAAGAGTCGCGACGATGCCGAACACCAGCGGCACCGCTATTAAAGCGCAAAGAAAATCTTGAACTTCATCATTAGTGAGTTCAGGAACTTCGGCCGCATTCTTAGCAACCGGGAAACAGTCTTTGACGAATGGGGATGTTGGGTTGGGTTTCATTTCCCCTCCAACTGACAAAGCACGCATTTCTTCTCTGGAACCCATTCACAGAAATGACAGTTCAAAAGCCTGAATCTCATACCTCCGACCTCCGCATGAGAACGATCGCCATCACGAGCACGACGGTCGCAAGGGTCGAGACCACTCCGATGAATGCGAAGATGTTGGTAACTAGTGAAATGAGATTCATTTGCCGGCCCCTTTTTGTGGCTTTGTTCCATGAAAAATGAACGCGTGATTTACGCGTGATTTGTGCGTGAACTGGGGAGATAGAGGGGGTTGCTTAGGGTATCTTCGGAGACTTAGCGGCGGAGATACTTTGTTGAAATTATTGGTAAATGTTACGAAATACTGGCGAACTTCTGAAACGGTGATAGACTTTATTTTAGTGTAAACGAATGCATCTAAGCCCCGGTTCTTACTGGGGCTTTTTTGCGTCTGGACAGCTTGTTGCGTGAAATTACGCGTGATTCCTCCCCGCGATCAAATCCGCTGTCTTATCCAAAGAATCTCCAAACTGCACCGAGTAGACTTTTGCGTACTCCCTGGTCTGCTTTTCTGAGCTATGTCCTAGGGTTGCTTGCGTCTTAGCGATGCTACTTGTCGCCTCAAACGAAAGTGTGGCGAAAGTATGGCGCATGATGTGGGTTCCGGACCATTCGAGACCAAGGGCCTTAAAGCCATTGTTGAAATGGTGACGAATCCGTTCATACGTGAGCGGTTTATTCTTGTGGTTGAGAAAGATTGGTGATCTATTCTCAAGACGGCCATCCAGACCCGGCCAACTGATCTCCAGAATTCCCCGATTCTTTATTGAATGTAGTAGTTCCAAAAGAACTGGTGGGATTCTTATTATCCGGTTCGAACTTTCGTTCTTTGTCTTACCTTGCCAATAAGGTTTAGGACCCCAAGCCATTGAGTCCTCAATGCGCAGTGAACCTGTCTGCAAATTGACCTTCGACCACTCAAGAGCAGCAGCCTCTTCAACGCGCAGTCCGGTATGAACCATAAACTTAGCGAGTTCAAAATAGACGCGCTTTGCGCTTCGCTCCATAACCTCAAGCCAGCTTCGAACCTGCTCGGCAGGCATGAAGTAATCTTTGCGGCGAGGAGCAACGTCCTTGTGCAGAATTTGTTTTCTGCGGTGAGGTTTCATGACCGGCAAAACAAAACTTGGATCCCTGTGGTCCTTATGCCAGTTGAGAACCGTCACCAAAAAAACAAGTTCTTCTTTGAAATTCTGTCTCCGATGTCCGACGCTGACTTCTTTCATCCAATCAATCCAATTCGTTATGTGAATTGGGGCCATGTCCGAAAGATACAAGTGGGATAGGGGACAGTTCTGCAAATACTTAATTCTTGGTTCACGCGCTCTTCTAGTTGTCGCACGCAGACTTTGGAACGGTCCGGCCATGTAGTCCCGGAACACGTCACCGAAAGTCAGGTTGATCAAAAAACCTTTTTTGGCTTTGCCTTTGGTCATGTCATGCCAGTGCTGCGCTGCGCCTTTATTGTCAAAGGTTCTGTCGGCAACGCGAACGCCACGCATATAGACCTCGGCACGGTAGCCGACAATCTTTCCGGTGTTGCGATCTCTTATCTTCGATACAGCCACGGTGTAGACTCCTGTTCTTTCATCCACACCGCTAAGCTCGACTTTCGAACCATGTTTGCGCGACCGATCCGAATATACGGAAAGACACCTAGGCCGATCCACTTTCTGATGGTCTTGGGTTCCACTTCACGAAGATAGGTAGCAACCTCCTCTATCGTCATTAAATCCGGCAAATTTTCAAAGAGCGTTTGGGAGGTTGTATCAACTTTCTGCAAAGCGGTCATGCTCATGCTCCTAATTCTGGTTCGGGGATCGATAGACCGGCCGTCACGAATTCAATCGAGTCATTGAGCGATTGGACATCTTCCGCAAGGCGCAAACCCTTCGTCTCGAAGTTGTCCCTAAGCGCATGCAAGATTTCGAGCGGGGTTGCCTGTGTCAATTTTGCAACACCAACGATCATCGCATCGACCGCATTTTCGGATGTTCGCTGCATGATAATTTCTTCCCTGGTCGGCGGGCGCATTCGCGTTCCTTTCGATTTATCCGGCTGCGTAAGTGTCGGATTCGTACCTGATTCCTTCCGTCGATTCTGGGTGGGTATCCGCCAGCGTAGGGGCAAATTTACGCACGGGATACCCACACGATTCGCAAAGTCTTTCGAGGTAGGTTCTCATGACTTCGGCGTCGAGCATGTGATACGCGGCAACCATTTTGCTCACGAGCTCGCTGGCTTTAACGCCTTGGGCCAGTAGGGAATTGACTTCTTTCAGTCGCGCTTTGTCCCATTCGAAATACGCCTTTTTTATCTGCGAATCGTGCAGAATCCGGGCAACTGAAGCGGTGTCTAGACGTGCCATGGGATGAGCAGCGACCCAATCGATTCCGTTTTTGATTCGCTCGAGCGTGACTTTCGGTTTTTGTCGCCAAGCTGTGACGAAGTTTCTGGCTTCGGTGTCGCTGATTGGGCGGTCGAGCTTTTCTTCGGCGTAAACGATCGCTTGGTTTTCCGCTGCCGTGAAGTCTTCGTCGCGAACGTCCGGAGAGTCGGGTTGTTCGATTTCAGTTTTCCCCTCACTCACTTTTTCCGTTTGTTTTTCCGGTTCAGGGTCCGGTGTCTTAGTTAGTGAGTTAGTTACGTACGTTTCGTTATGTACGTTTCGTACGTAAGAACGCGCGCGTAATGGAAGTAACTTTATTTCTCCCTTCAACATCATTGCGGAAATTAACCATTCAACCGCACATGCTGCGCGACTCAGTGTCGTACGAGCTACGGAGGCTAGGTGACTCAGTGCCAACTTACCCCGACCTCGTCCAGGGCTGGCATCGCACATGATTGCAACCCATACCCGGAAGGTCTTGTCATCCATCCGCATACAGTCCGCACTGCTCGCCATACGAGTGTCGAGTCGTGACCAGTTGCATGCCTTAGCATCAGTCCTTGGGTTGTATCTGTCCCAGTTACAAATCTCGTATTCCAACACAGCGTCTTTCATCTCATCCCCTCATCAACCAACTTTAATCACTTAGTTCTTAAGATCGATTACAGCGTTCAGAATCGCTTCGAGTTGCTTCGAATCAGTCATCTTCGAAATCTCATCAGCGCTCACTGTAAACGTCTTTAAATGTTCTTCTGGGACGGTTTTAAGCTCATCCAGAATCGCCTTTTGCATTTCGGCAATATGCGATGCGACCGCATGATCGACTGCTTTGGATGGCGCTGCATTCACTACCGCCGCCGCCTTGGCTTCGGGCGCTATATCAGGCGTTCCGAACCAGTCTTCTTTGGTCGTGATTCCGTCTTTTATTGATTTCCCGATTTTAGTCAGCTTAACAACGTCACTAGCGCTAGCGTTCTTAATTGAGTGTCCAAGGTAGCGATTGAGGTCATCTTCGCTTACGTCAAACTGCTTAAACGCCATGACAATTTGGCCGATGCGTTCCGCAACCTTACCGGCGCCGGAGATAGTTTTCTCACATTCTTCAATCGCAGCCTCAACGACATCGCTTGGGATAGTCGCTAGAATGCAAGCCCTTAAACGGCGAGCCCCCATATTTGCCGTGACTTCGTAAATGTCTCGTTCGCTAGTAAGTTTGTATCCGCCTGACTTTGTCTCGCGAAAGTGAGCGACCGTGAAAATGCGCTCCTGTTTGTAGTTGGTTTCAAGGTCCCAACAATAGGCTTGCATAATCGATTCATTTTCATTTTTCGAAAGTTGCCGAACGCCGGATTGAAGGTTGCCCCAACACTGCGCAAGCGTTTCCGCAAGGCGAATAGAGGGGCCAGTTACCATTTCACTACCACGCTTATAAGCATACATAGCTTCATTGGCGAGCTTCGGACGTTGGCAAGCTGAGATGATTTTATTGAACGAATTTTGCTCAATGCGGGGGAACTGACGCGATGACATGATGGCGCCCTGAACCTCTTGAGCTTCACGGACCGAAGCTGTCATCAGCATACCTTGCGGATGTGTTGCTATTGCGTTGTCGGCCTTACGAAGAATTGCCGTGAAATCACCGCTCATTGTAATTGTCCTTTCTTTTTAGATTTTGTTTTGGCTGTGCCACTGTTGGCATAGAACTGTGCAAATTTTTTTGTTTCAATGACCGCGATTTCGGGAGGAACGTGGCCGGCTTCAATAGCCTCTTTAAGTGGGGTTAGTTTCCATCCGTACTTAACTTCGATTAAATCAGGATATTTGCTACGCAATAGCGCAGTTGGTGCTGATTTCGGTTTCACACTTTCTGAAGTGTTGAGTTGGACGCGCCAAAGATTGCCCGGAACCTTTTCCATTTCCTTTTCTTGCATTGTGATCCCAATGCGTTCTTTCAGCAGTGCGGCGTTATTTAGAATTGCCTGCTTTTTTGCGGCAAAAGCCTGTTCGTATTCTGCAAAGAATGCAGCCCGTGCTTTTAACGAATCATAGGCAAATTTTAGATCATCCAGGTTGACGCGAAGGTGTTCACCAACTTCCTCAATACTAAGACCGTCAGCAGCCAACATCTGCTCATCACTTTCAATCAGTGACTTCAACAGGTGGGCAAACCTGGATGCGGCGGTTTCAAGAACGACGTTGCTAGGAATGACAATAGTTTGGGTGTTCGTATCTTCCGACATAGATGACTCCGTTCAAGTTTGACAATCAATCTGTTTGCGTTTAAAGACGTTGTGAGCTCTGGGCTTCCATTCCTAAGCGCACACCGCAAAATTTCGAAAAAATCATCATCCTTGAACGAAGTCACCACTAACCGATAACCAGCGGATCTTACTAAACTTTCGTAACCGTATTCCCTTTGCGTTTCCATCGTGGAACGACGCAATTGTTACGCATTTGGACACAATGCCTTACGTGTCACATAGTTTAATATTATGCAACATGTTATTTAAAATAATTAAACCAATCAACAAGTTATGAGTTTAACCGAAGGAAATGGTATGTTTAATAGTGCGAACTATGTTGCGGTATTGCCATCAGTGGAAACGCTTAAAAAACTCTACGGTCGGAACCTACAAAAGCTAATGAAGCGCTCAGGCGTCAATGGACGCGGCCTTGCTCAAGCGTTGGGGGTCACGCCTGGCATTGTCTCGCGATGGGTGAACGGACAGATTTTTCCCGACACAACTGTCATCGACAAGATGCGCGAAAAGTTCGGTTGGAAACTTCGTGAGATTCTCGGCGAAGAAGAGATCTCACAAGACGACGTCATCACTGATGCGGATGCAATCCGAAAATTGGCCGATGTCTGTGGATTTGAGCGCCCACGACTCAAGCGAAAAACATCAGTTTCAGTATAATTCCAATTGTCTCAATTCGGTACCAGCCAGTAAATCCAATAAATATTGTAGGGCTTCAATCGCATTCAAGTTTTTGGTGATTTTGCCGACCGTAAAATTCGGAGGAATTACCAAATGACTAAGATTTTCTTCATTTCCGCCTTTGCCTGTTTGTTGAATGCCTGCACCACTTTCACTGCTCACTATAAGTTAGAACTAACAGATGTTCGACCTCCCGCAGAGGTAGCGGCGAAAGAAAAACCAACTGAGACCGTGTCGGCCACCGATGAAAATGTTTCTGTAACGCTTGGCCCAATCCAATATCGAGCGATGAGTGTTGTAATTGAAAACAAATCTCAATCGCCTGTTTCGATTGTCTGGGACCAAAGCAGTTTGATCGACGAGTACGGAGTTACTCAAAGAATCATACACAATGGCGTTAAGGTAACGGACAAAGAAAAGGCTATGGTGCCCACAATCATACCCCCAGGTTCTAAGCATATAGACGGTGTCGTTTCAGGCGAGAATGTAAAATGGTCTGGGCGAAATGGCTGGACGGTTGTGAAATTCTTCTTCGGAGTTCCGGACAACGGGAAGGGGAAAGAGGGTGTTCTGAAAGTAAACCAACCTGTCATTGGGCGAAAATTTAAATTCTTTTTGACCTATACGATCGACGGCAAGACAGTGACGCGCACTTATTCACTAAGAGTTGCGGATGTTGAAGTGTGGTGAGTTTTCCACAGGTCAAAGTTATCCACAGGTGATTCACCGAATTTTTTGACATTCCGATTTCAGTCCTCCTACCATCGAAATCCCAATAGGGGAGGACTAGTGGAACGAAGAAAAGTATTTCGAATTTCAATCAGCCGAGACGGCAAGACGTGGATCGATGACGCTGCCCGCGACTCGGACACGTATTGGCAGATTGCTCGGGATGCAAAAGACAGCAGCCAAATAAACAAACGCATTGAGCGGATCACGAACTTGGAACTCGGCAAAGTGCTAGTCGCATTTCGGAACGGGTTACCCGATCGCGATCATTACACCGCCGAGCAGAATCCTACTATCTAGAGTCCTGGTGGATGGTTTCTTAGAAACGTTTCGATCTTACGTTGTCGGCGCTCCATCCGTTTCGTTGCGAGCCACAATCGTACGCGCAGCCAGCGTGGATGTTTAAAGATCACTTCGCGGTCGATCAACTTGCCATTTGATGCGAACCATTCAACGACCAGTCGTCCGCGAATCCCAATACTGTGGTCGAGCCTGATTGCTACGTTCATTTCGAAAACGCTCCTATGATCGCGTCCCAAATCGCTTGAGCGATCCAAAACAGAATCTTCTCCCACCAAGACTGCTCGGCTGGGTCTGGATTCGGTTTCGGTGGTTCTGGCGGAGTTTCTTTCTCGCCGTCGCAACTCTTAGTTAGGCCGCAAATCTCAACAGCATTTGCTTTCGCCCATGGAATCATGAAACTTTCGTCTGCCATATGGGTCGCACTAGTGAAACTCGTATCTTCGATGTTGCCCCGTGAATTGACGGCAACTTGCTTATTATTCTTGAACACAGGGCCGCCTGAATCACCGAAGCAAAGCGCGGCGACTCCTTTCGATACGATGTCAAAATTCGAACCAGTGTTTGGGACCTGAAGGACCTTGGCTTCTCCCATACGCAGGTAGCCATCGTTTCCACCGCCTCCACCTTTGTTGGTGCAGCCATAGCCAGATAGAACGAGCGATTCACCAACCTTGACGAAATCATGCGATGCATTGACTGAAATCCAAGGTGCGGCGACGTCCTTGACCTTGCAGAGCGCGAAGTCCTGGGTCTTATTGGTTTTATATCCTGGGTGATGAACACAACCTTCAGACGTGTAACTTAGTCCACTGTGTTTGAACGAAACCTTCGCTCCGTTATCAACGCAATGTGCTGCGGTTAGGACTACGTTTGGACCGACAACAGAGGCAGTGCATCCAGCACCATTCGATGAGATGCGAATCACGCCGGGATACTTTGCCTTATCAACAATATTTCCACCGATTAAAACAGGAATACCAAGTGCCGTAGTGACCAGCGTGGTTTTCAGAATCGCCTTAACTTTACTGCGCTTTGGGCTAGTAACACTGGTGATCAT